GAGTAGGTAAGTGTACCAAAATGATTTACTGCTTGTGTATCTTCATTAGGACTTATGGTTGGTTCTGGTAGATTAGCTGTGCATAATGCTTTGAAACCTGTCGGAACTGGATATTTAAAAACACCTTCTCCTGCATCTGGTGTTTCTGTACCAACTTCTTTTCCACTTGTACCATCTAAATATCCATTAAAAGTTGGATTTTGACCGAAATTTACAGAATAACTTGAAGCAAAACCAACATAGGGAAAATAATCTGCTGTAGTTATGTTTGTTATAGATGGTACTGTTGGATTTGAATCTGCTGATGGGTTGCCTACATTATTACTTGCATCTCTACTATATGTTCCATTAAAATGAATCCACATTTTTGTGCCTTTTATTGCTATGCCTATAATATCATTATTTGAAAGATTATGAACAGTTGATGGTGTGTAAGAAATCGCACCCACTACATTTGTAGTAGCATGAATGCTATTAGCATGATTTGTTAAAGCTTTATTAGCAAAAGCATAAGAAGCATCTGGGTCTGCACTCATACTTTCTGGATTAACAATACCAATAAAAGTTCTTGCAGTATTAACAGCAGTTACTTGTACTTCAAAATAACAACCATCTGTCAAAAAATCATTAACTCTCATTGAGCCATAAGCATGGTATTGACTATTTCCACTTCCTACTATTTTTAAATTTCCTTCTGAATAAGTGCCAGTTATAGCAGAACCATAATTTCTATTTGCAAGAAAATTCAAGGTACACATATTATTCTCTGGGGAATCTGGCACAACATGAATAGCAGATAAATTTGATACTCTATCTAGGTCATTGCCAACACCAGAAGTATCTTTGCCAATATCGCTTGAATCTTCAAAAGTGTATCTACACCCATTAAGACCATAGTCAGATGTTGAAAGAGTAATTGCTTTTGGAATCCATACTCCATTTTTAGATTCTCCAAATGTTTCTGGTGGTAGTGATTGTCCATCAACCCAATTAAACTCAGCTATATAACCATCAAAAGAGTCTCCACTATCTTCACCATTACCAAAAATACACAAATGTTCTCCATCATTATTCCAATAAGTATCAACATGGTTTTGTGATGGATATGTTGTTGTTGTAAATGTTGAATTTTGTAATGCACCATTTATATAAATTCTAATTCTATCAGAAGATGTGCTTTGAGTGGTGTCATATCTTATAACAACATGATACCAACCACTTGAATCACGATAAGGGGCAACTGTTGTATTTGTTCCTACATGAATGCTGTCATTTTCGTTCCTAAAAGAGTGATGGTCGCTACCACTAAACCCTCCATCATAAGTCCAATAAGCAGTATAATTCCCTGATGCTTGATTATCTCTACATTGAATAAATGATTGAACAGTTCCATGTGCTGACTTTTTCATCCACCATGAAGTTGTGCAAATTGTTCCAGTTACAGAAGTTGGTGTCACAAATTGTCTATCTAATTTGTAATTAGTTCCTACACCAAGTTTAAGACTTTGCTTGATAACTCCATTGTAAAAACTATCTGAAGCACCAAACCATAATTCTGAACTTACCATTAACTAAACCCTAATTGTGGTGTGCCTAATAAAATTGAATTGTTAGCTTTTATAAAATAAGGCACAACATCATAAGCACTATTTGTACTAGATAAACTCAATGTTGCACCACCAACAGTTTCATAATCTCCATGATGACTTACACTCCCTGCACTTCCAGAACTTGGCTGAACAAATATTATTACTCCAGTTTGACCAATATTTGAATCTTCTGTGCTTGGTTGTGCTAAAGTGTTTGAACTAGATGATAATTGAACGATAAAATTTTGGTGGGTATCAAAATTCAAAGTCAAACCAGATGCAGTATCAATTGCAGGTTTACAAGCAGTTCCAAAAACAATTCTACCAGTTCCATTTGGTGTTATGTTTATATCTCTATTTGAAGTTGAAACTATACTATGTGTAACAACATCAAGATTACCACCAAGTTGGGGGGAAGTATCTCCAGATAAACTTGTAGCTGAATCTGATACGTTTACTGTATTTGCTGATGTATTAAATGTAGCAAATGTAATATCATCTGAACCATCATAAAATTTTAATATAGGATTTGCCGAATCTGTTGTATCTAACCACATCATTCCATGATTTATATAACTAGGTCTTGATGTTCCTGCATGAAATTGTGTTAAATGTTCTAATATTAAATTTAAATCCGACCTAAATGATGGAAAAGATTGGTTTGCTACTTGCAAATCACTTGGTCTTGATGATGTTGGATATGCCATTTATTTATTCTCCTTAAAAACCTTTAGCAATAAAATCAAAAGTCTTTGAAACTCCTGCATTTGAACTATTAAAAAAAGCAACATCAAATCCATTTATTGTTTTATTTGATACTGTAAAATAATCTCCAGTTGCCATACTTTGCCCAGTTATACCTATTGCAAAATTACCACTTTTAAATGGATTTGTAAACGTGATTGATTTTGTACCAGTTCCAGAAACAATGTCATTGCCACTAAATATTCTATCTTTCATATCTACTGTTACTGTTACTTCGGATACAACTGGTGTCGTTGCTGAATCTCTTGAAATTAAAACAACTTTAAATTTAAAATATCTAGCTTCATATTCTCCAATAGTAAAACCTCTAAAATCTGTATAAGTAACATTATCATCACTTGTTGCTATTTCTAAATGAGCATTTTGATTTACTGGTGCATCACCATCAAAATTTGAACTTGCATCATCAAAATTTCCACTTCTAGCATCAAATAAATCATCTGGATTATCAGCACTTTGTGTTATGGATGCAGTTATTCTTGCAGTATGTTTTGCACCAATATCAATTACATCTGCAAACTCATAACTTCCAGTTGATAAAAAATCAGCATTAGTTGCACCAGAGTCAAAAGTTCTTACTGTTTCATCATCAAAGTTTCCACTAGCTGAATCAAATAATTCTGATGAATCTAACTCTATCGCACCATCAACTAAAACTGTATCTGTGAAAGTACCACCAAATGTTGGGTGTTCTGATTGAGTTGTTATAGTATTAAAATTTAATGCACTTGTAACATTTGAAATAATAGCAGTAGCATTTGGACTAACATTACCAATTTTATCAACTGCTTTTATTAGGTAAGTGCCTTGCCTAGCAGGGACAGTTATTGAGGTTGCAGGTCTTGATATTTTTTCAACTAAAGCAACACTATTTAACCAATCTGCTGTACCATCAACTTTTTCTGAAAATCTTAAATTATAAAAAGCTAAATCTAAATCGGTAACAGCTTCCCAAGATAAATGGGCTTCTTCACCAGATATATTACAAGATAAATCTGTTACATCAGATGGTGGTGCAGTTGCTCCTACAATAGTTCTTGATGCTGATACATAGGTTGATGAAACTCCCAAGCTATTAACTGCTTTAACTCTTACATTATAAGTTGATTGGTCAATAACATTTAAAACTCTATGTGTTAATCCAGAACCTTGTGCATATATTATAAAATCTGATTCGGAACTTAGCTTGTATTCTACTTGAAAAAAATCAACAAATTGGTCTGGACTTGCTCCAACTGTAATATCTAAAGCAACAATAACTGTGCCATCATTATATTGAATTAATTGGTCGGATAAAGTAACACTTGCAGGGGGTTGAACTGAAAATGGATTTGGTAAAGTAGTATTTGGTATTGTGGCAACTTCTTGTTGAGTTCCAAATGTATAATAACTATCTTGATGTTCTGTTAGTTGTAAATTGATTGTATGGTCTGAATTTATTGTTAAATTTTGAACTCTAAAAGGTTTTGCAGAAAAACTTGGTGTTGCATGGGTTACATTCACTAAATCACCAACTGCTAAATCGAGTGCTGTTGCATCTGCTTTTAATGAAACATCTAAACTTGTTCTTGACCTTCTCAATATTATTTCTGCCATTTCTTGTGCTTGATATGGGCTGTTAATCATAGAAAAATCAAACCTACCCTCTAAAAGCAACCCACCATCTGCTGTTTTCATTGTTGAATGTTGGTCTGCACTCGCTAAACCAGTTTCATCTACTGGTGGAAATTGTGCTGTATCTGATTGAAAGCTTTTATCTGGGTTAATAAAATTAACAATAACTCTATTATATCTTGAATTTTTATTTTTACTTGTGACAGATATTCCACCAATAATATTATCTTCTGTAAGGCTTATAGAAGCTGAGCCAGACGTTTCAATAAGAATATTATATTTACCTGCTGTAAAATTTAAATACCCCCTACAACCCCTTAAAAAGCTTTTGACGTTATCTATAGCTTTTTTTGAAGTGTCTACAACTGCATGGCTATCCATTAAATCTATTGTACTTGCACCACTATAAGGGGTTATATCTGCATCACAAACATCTCCTGCAACTTGCCAGTCTGCAAAATTTGAATCAAAATAACTATTTGCTATCCCCATACCAAATCTATCATTTCTTAAATAATCTAATAATTGATAAACTGGATTGTCTGAATATGCCCATGTAGAACTTGTATCTGCTCTATGACTTCCAGACCCACCAGTAACAGTACTGTCTAAGTTTGGATTATAAACTTTTTTGCCCTTTACAACAGCTTGAACAGTTGGCAATGAACCAAATTTATCTCTATTCCATTCAAACCTAATAGCAAGATATGCTAAACCTCTCAATCTGTGGTTGCTTGTCCATGAACTTAGTGTAGATAATAAACTTGATGCTGTTTGTGAATCTGAACCAAAATGAGGTTCTACTGTTATTAAACTTGCACCATCAAAGAAGTTAGAATCACTACTTGCAACAGTAACTTGAGTATTATCAGCTAAATCTCCAGTAAATGTAACAACATTGTCATTGACTTCTATTGACGTAATGTCATCTATCTCGCCCTCACTCAAAACAAGAGCCATATAAAGATATTGATTATCAGCACCAGAAGTTTCTAAAAAAACAATATTACCACCAACTTTTCTTGTTCCATAAACAATAGGAATAGAACCATTAGCACTTTTTTTATTTATTAAAACACCCCTTGCATCTAAATCAGCTTGTATTTGACCGAAATCTGGAATGTCTGGCATTGGTATTATCCAAGATATAACATCATCTACAAGGTCAACAGCACCATCTACAATGTCTGCACCAAGTTCAAAAATATCTTCAACAATATCGCCCATTAATTATATCTCCAATTAGAGCCTAAATTTTCAAACCCTAATCTTTTAAATACTGGCTCTGTATCATTCCCAGTTGTAACAGTTAGATGAATAGGTAGATTTTTAGCAATCTTTTTTACAGCATTTATTAATGTACTTACTAATTTAAAATTTCTAAAATTTCTTTTTATATATATTGTATGTAGATTCATACATTCTTTTGAACTAAACCAATAACTTGATTTATAACAAATTGCACAACCTATTAATTCATCAACATCTAAATCTTTAAGTAAAATTATTTGACCTTTTTTTAAAAACATAATTATTGAATTTTTAACTTTTTTATCGTCTACATCTGGCAAATGTGTGCCTTCTTCGTTTTTATAATTCCACAATAATTCTATTATATTATCAACATCTTTTATTTCGGCATTGTAGATATTTATACTGCTCATTATCTACCCCACTTAATATCTCTTACAGTAAGTGCAGAAAACTCCATACCTTTATCGCCAGAAAAGAATCTTTGTTGTGAATTGTCTGTAGTAGTTCGTCCAGATGTTTTGCTAAAATTTCCCCAATGTGAGGTAACAGAATAAACTACTTTGGCTGTAGTTGTATTATCTGTAATTTTATAATCATTAATTGTGCCATAAAATAATAAAAATGGGTCTGCTATTAAAGATAAATTACTATCTAAAAAACCTCTATAAATATGTACATCATCATTTATAATATTTTCGGCTAAAGCTACAGCAATATAAGTCTGGTCAACACCAGATAAACTAATAATAAGAGAGTTTTTTGTAGGTTTATTTGTTTCACTTACAGCACTTATGTTTCTTAGATGCCCATTAGCTGAATACGTTCTTGAACTGCCAGAAACACTTGAAGTAATATCAAAACTTGCATTTGTTAAATATATTGGTGTGGCAAATCCAAACTCTAATAAAATAACTGGCTCAATAATACCAGTTGCTAGTTCTGTTTTTACTGCACTTGTTAAACCTCTAGCCATGTGTCACCCAGGGAAATATCTAATAAAATCAATGACTTACACATCATAATGATTCTCTTACATCAAACTCATAATCAAATAACAAATTACCATCTTTATCGGTTTGTGAAGTTGCAAATTCTTGAACATCACTTGTTAAATAAACTGTAAATGGCACTGAATCATAAGTAACTGAACTATTATTTGCTAATGCTTCCCTCAATGGTGGCTCTATAGTAACTGTAGAAGCATTACTTGATGATGTTGCATCTTCAAC